ACCAAATACAGGCTCAAGGGCCTCATAAGCAGGTAAGCTTATGCAAACTAAAAGAACTATAAGGTTCTTTCCTTGTTTAGTTTCATATCTCTTTGTTTACAAAGAATATGAAATTTTCTTAAAAACACTATAACTTGTCTCATATTATTTGCTTGACTGTGTTGCCTTTAAGCAAGGCTAAATAGTCAATAATATGTTTCATTGAAAGGTTTTATTCTATAATAAAACCAGACAAGCTCAGGATAAGTGTCTTAGTATTTCTATACTAAGTAAAACGATCATCTGGGTAAATTTAAGACAGCTATAGTTAGCACATTAAAGAATAATCATGTTACATAATAAATTATATAACATATTAGTAAGGTTAACCAAAATGGTTTTTCCAAACTGTGATTATCATTTAATTAAAAGAGTATTTGCTGTAATATTCCATCTCTTGAAAAAGAATGGAACTTTATTTACTGTAAATTATCTAAAACAATGTAGATTGTTAATAACAAGATACATTTGTGGTAGACCAATTCACACAAATACTGCATTTATTGGTACTAAAGGTGGCTTCCCGAGGAAATTTCTTTTCCTCAAACCACTCATTGACAATAATAGGATTGATCAGATCAAATTTGTTCTGACTCTTCTAAATGTGTCAAGGGCTATTGTCCCTTTAAAAAAGGAGAATATCCCAGTGGATTTGAGTTCAATAATTAAGGGACCAAAGCATAGCTTTAAAACTATACCTGGTTTCTTTATTAAAGAATTTGTTAAAGAATTTAACCTTAAAATGATCCCTCATACTTACTCTAAAAAAGACTTCTTCATTAATTTAAAAATGGGACCTCATGGTCCTAGCGTTTTATCAATAATAGAAACTATTAAATGATTAAATGCTAAACAATTAAGATACATTTATGAATTAGTTGGAGAAGACTTCTTTAAGAAGTATATTGGACCATTTTATTCATTTATGAAACATAATGATGTTAAAATACCTTTTGGTAATAATGAAAAGAATTACAAATGTAATAGTTGTGATCCTTTTAATCATCGCCATACTGGTAGATTATCTATCATTAATGATCCTGAGTGTAAAAAGAGAGTAATAGCCATTTCTGACTATTATACTCAATTTACTCTTAAGCCTATACATAATTCGTTGATGAAGTTATTATCATCAATGCCTTGTGATAGAACTTATACTCAAGATCCGTTCCATAATTGAACGGGAGAAGACCCTTTCTATAGTCTTGACCTGTCAAGTGCCACAGACAGATTCCCTGTTCATTTACAACAAAAATTAATTACTTATCTTTTGAATGAATCAATTGATAATAAATTAAAGAGTTATAAATTAGCAGAGGCCTGATGTAAATTACTGACTGATAGAGAGTTCCTTTATGATGAGTCTTCATACAGATATTCTGTAGGACAACCCATGGGGGCTTACTCTTCATGAGCAGCATTTACATTAACGCATCACTTAGTGGTCCAATTTTGTGCATATAAAAAAGGTTTATTTCCTTTTTATAATTATATAATCCTTGGTGACGATATTGTTGTTAAAGACAATAAAGTTGCGAGGGAATATATAAAATTTATGACAAAATTGGGTGTTGAAATATCTCCTCACAAAACTCATGTATCTAAGGATACTTATGAATTTGCTAAGAGATGGATTAGACATCATCCATTAAGTGGTTTTAAGGAAATTTCACCAATACCTCTTAAAGGTATTGCTGCTAACATAGAAAATCCATTTATAGTATTTTCTATATTATTTGATTTCTTTGTTAGTAAAAAGAATTTGTACTTATACAAGGGAAGTATAGTTAATTTAGTGATTAGGTTATATAATAATCTAATCTTCAAAACCTATAAAAAAGGTAAATTGGTGAAAACCATTACCTTTTCTAATAAGTTTTTAAGGACTAAATTAAATATGCTGAACTTAAGTATGAGATTCAGTATGGAACTTGCTACTGATTGTCAAATAAGAAATTATTTGGCTTTCAGTTTTAAGAACCATGACTGGTATCCCATACCTGTTGAAAGTACAATCCTTAAAAAGGAATTCTTAAGGGTACTTGGTATTAGTATAATACCTGCCATTTACTCTGGAATGGATCAACTTATGAAGTTGAGAAGAAGGTTTGAACAATATTGATGTTTATTTGATATAAACATTGATAATAAGTTAGAACCTTTTAATCAACCTAATAAAATTGACCTATTCCCACTATTTCACTCAATTAATAATTGGGTTGATAGTGTTGATAGCTTTTTAAAATCTTTAAGTAAAGATGAATTAAATAAATTAACTTTATTTAATTTATACAAACTTATTAATTTTATTGATATTAACGAAATCCTTGCATGGGATCGGAATTTCCATTCCAATCTCGTGTTTGGAGGTAAGTTATTATCAAAAGCTAGAAAAGAGGTGGCAGATACTACCGTTAACACATTTATATATGATGTTAAAGGTTATGCCCCTGAAATTGAGAGTGATATAGCAACAATGCTATATGCAATTCAAAATTACAGAGGTTATACTAAGGTTATAGAAGAGAGAACTGCTAAACCTAATCCTATCAAGAAGATAGAACAGTTTAGACAGTTAGCCCGGCGCCATGGTTATGCATTTTTATTATAATGCAATTCACA